CGGAGAAGATCAATGACGCGAACGCCTACCTTGACGGTACGCGGATGATCGGCGTTGCCGCCAGCGTTGACCTGCCGGAAGTGAACATGAAAACCGGCACCGTGGAGGGCTTTGGCGTTGGCGGCGAGATTGATTCCCCCACAATCGGACAGTGGGAGAGCTTTGAACAGGAGGTGCAGTTTAACACGCTGTATTCCAGCGCCGTTGATATGCTGAACCCCCTGACCGTGGTGAACCTGACTTTCCGCGCGGCGCAGCAGGTGTACGACAAGACCGGCGGCTATGACTTTAAGGGCCTGCGCGTGGTCGAGATGGGCCGCGTGAAGAAGTTCAAGCCCGGCAAGATCGAGAAAAGCGAGGGCATGGAGGCCACCGTTACGCTGGAGCTGACATACATTATGATCGAGGTTGACGGTGAGCAGCTTATCGAAATCGACAAGCTGAACGGCGTTTACAAGGTCAAGGGTGTGGATATGCTGGCAAAGGTGCGCAGCCTGATCTAACCCAAACAACCCCAAGAGCATGAACCCGCCCCCGGAATGAGCCGGAGGCGGGTATGCTTTTATTTTTGAGAAGCACTGACACACTGAAAGGGAGCTGTACATTATGGCAGAAGAAAAGAATATGACCGTGGCAACCGAGGAGAAAACCGAGGCGACGGCACCTAAGACTGAAAACCAGTACCTTTTGAAGCTGAACCGCCCTTATGTTTTTGAGGGCAAGGAGTATGCGGAGATCGACCTTGCCGGGCTGGACAAGCTGACCGTGCAGGACGCGATCAACGCGCAGCGGCAGCTTTTCAACGAGCGGGAGCCTGCCGCCATGCTGCTGTGCGAAACCACCACCGCCTTTGTGCGCATTTTGGCTGCCAAGGCCACCGGCCTGCCGATTGAGTTTTTCAAGTTGGCACCGCGCAGCGTTTCCCGCAGAATCTACGGCATGGTGATGGGGTACATGAATGTGGACAGCAACACCGAGAACCACATTATGCGGCTGGAAAAGCCCTACTACTTTGAGGGCAAGCAGTACACGGAGATTGACCTGAACGGCGTTGCAGACCTGAACAGCCTGAACGAGAGCGCGGCGGAAAACCGCCTGACCCGCGCGGGCTTTATGGTGACGGACACCAGCTACAACTACCTGTACGCCTGTATCCTTGCCGGAATGGCAACGGGCTTGCCGGAGGAGTTCTTTACCGGGCTGCCGCTGTACGAAGTGCTGAAAATTAAAAACGCCGTGAACGACGCGGGTTTTTTCGAGTAAAGGGCGGCGCGAAAGCATTACGCAAGGCCGCCATACGCCTTGCTGCTGTGACGCGGACAGGCGTTGATTTTTACCTGAATTTGCCGACCCGTGAGTTCGCCAAGCTGAACGACGAGGTGGCGGAGGAATGGCGACGAGCAAAACATTAGAGCTTAGTATCAAGATTGCGGGCCGGATGGACAAAAGCCTGACGGCGGCGATCAATGGTACACAAAGCAAAATTGGCAGTTTAACCAAGAGCATAAGCAACATTGGCGCCGACGGCCTTGCCACTATGGGCGCGGTTGCCACCGCCGCAGCGGTGGGCATTGCGGGCTGCACCAAGGAGGCACAGGCGCTTGAAAGCGCCATGGCCCCCGTGGTGCGCTATGTGGACGGCTTGGCGGACGCCAGCGGTGCGGTGAGTGACGCGATTGCCGACAACGGCAAGACCTTTAAGCAGAACTACGGCACACTGAAAACCTATATCCAAGACCTTAGTACCGACATACCGCGAACCACCGACCAGCTAACGGCCATGAGCGCCGCGCTGGGACAATCTGGCATTGGGGTAGACCAGCAGCTAACAACGGGGTATCTGCGTGATACTGCTGTGACCGCAACGGCAATGGACTTGGACGACCAAACCGCCGGTAACTATGTGGCAAAGTGGGAGGCCAGCTTCAATTTTGACCACAAGCAGGTTATGGAGTTGATGGATCAGATCAACTACCTTGGCGCACACAACGCGACGACGGCGGCGGAAATTGCACAGAGCGTGAACAGCGCGGCGTCGATGGGCCAGATTGCAGGCGTTGACCCGGCGGCTACTGCCGCTATGGCAACGGCCATGCAGGCTACCGGCGTTGCCACTGACCGGGTAGGCACGAGCATTTCCCGCATTTACACCAATTTGAGCAAGGGCGGCAACGCTACCAAGGCCCAAAAGGAAATGTGGGAGGAGCTGGGCTTTACCGCCGAGGGCATAGCCAAGAGTATGCAGACCGACGGCGTGGGCACCTTGAAAGAAGTTTTTACCGCTTTGCAGGATATGCCGGACGAACGCAAGGTTGCTGCACTTAGCACCCTGTTTGGGCAGTGGGCCATTGAGGGCGGCGCAAAGATCACAAACAATTTAGGCGCTTACGAAAAGGCGCTTGCAATGGTGAGCGACCCAAGCCTGTACACCGGCAGTATGGAGCGGGAGTTTATTATTCAGGCCAGCACCAGCGAAAGCATTGACACGATGGTGAAAAACTCCGTGACAGCGCTAAAGCAGGACATTGGCACGGAGTTTTTGCCCGTGAAGAAAACCTTGTCGCTGGCTGTGATCGACCTGATGAACGGTGTGCGTAAGGATATGCCGCAGCTGCAAACGCTGGCCGGAACGCTGGCCGACCTGTTGAGCGTTGGTGTTTCCAAGCTGGGCGACGCGCTGCAAGCGGCCCTGCCCTATGTGCAAAAGGCGCTTGACTATGTAGCGAACAACGGGCCGCAGGTGGCCGGAATCCTTGGCGGATTGGCCGGAACCTTTGCAGCCATGAAGTTTGCCCCGCTGGCCGGAAACATTTTGGAGGGAGCCGGGAGCCTGCTGTTTGGCGAGAGCGGCGGGCTTGGCACGGCGGCGGGCGGCAGCAAGAGAAGCGGCGGCCTGCTGGGCGCGGTGGGCAGTTTGTTCACCGGCGGACAGAAGTTTGCAGGCAATGCCGTTGGCACGATCAGCAATGTGGCCGAGGCCGCAGGCGTTGGCGCGACAATGGCAAACTCAAACATGACACGGACGCAGTGGGGAGCCGTTACCAGTAACGGGAGCGGCAGCTTTATGCAGCGGTTGGAGAACAGCGCCATTGGTGCTTACTTTGGCATTAAAAACCGTGGAACGCTGACCAACCAAAAGGGCACCGACTACAAGTTTATGCAGGGCCTTATGGGCGTGGCCGGGCAGATCACCGACGCAAAGCAAGGCGGCGGACTGCTGGGTATGGCAAAGAACGCTGTGACGAGCAGCCCAATAGGGCAGTATTTTGGCGGAATCCGCGCGGCAGCCGGGAATGTGGCGAATACCACCATCGGCAGCAAGATCGTAGGTTTCGGCAAGGGCACCATTGGTGTGAGCAAAGAAATCCTTGCGGGCATTGCAGGGCCGGAGGGCTTGGGCCTGACAAACCTTGTGAGCGGTGCCAAGGGGCTTGCACAGAACGGTGCTGGCTGGGTGGCCGGTAAAGCCGGGAATGCGATCTCCACCGTAGCGAACAGCGGCGTGGGGCAGGCAATCGGCGGCGCGGCGGGCAAGGTTGGCGGCGTGGCAAAGGGCGTGGTGAGCGTTGGCTCTAACGCCTTGGGTGCGCTGGGCAACTTTGCCGGGGCCGGGGCCGGACTGCTGGGCAGCGTTTGGGGGCCGGTGGCGGGCGGCTTTGGCAGCCTGTTTGCCGGGGCAGCCCCGGTAATTGCTGCGATCAGCGGCATTATTGCCGTGGTAAGCATTTTGGGCGACCACTTGGAGGACATACGCGGCATAGTCGTGAATGTGTTTGGTGAAACCGGCGGGCAGGTATTTGATGTGTTCACCGGCAAGCTGCAAGGCGTGGCCGACTTTGTGACGGGACTTTTCAGCGAGGGCGGCGTGGCCGCTGCGCTGGCCCCCTTGCAGAACACGATCACAAACCTGTTTGGCGAGAACGCAGGCGCGGCATTTGGCGGCGTGGTGACTATCCTGCAATCCATCATGGGTGTGGTTGGGCAAATCGTGACCTTTGCGACGGGCACGGTCAAGCCGATCATACAGGATGTATTTACCTTTATCACGGGTACAGTGCTGCCCATTATTTTGCAGACCTTTACGGCGGCAGCGCCGACGATAGCTGGCATAATTACAAACCTTGGCAGTGCGGTTATGACGGGTATGCAGATCATTGGCAGCGCCATTCAAGCGGCAATGCCGATCATACAGGGCATTATTACCGTGATTATGACCATTGGCAGCGTGGTTGTGCCCGCACTGCTGGCCGGGTTTGAAGCGTTCAGCGCAGGAATCAGCGCAGTTATGAGCGCAATTCAGGGAATCTTCCAAGGTTTGATTACTTTTATTACCGGGGTGTTCTCCGGCAGTTGGAGCCAAGCGTGGGAAGGAATCAAGCAGATTTTCGGTTCTGCTTTCGACGGACTGGTGGCGCTGTGCAAAACGCCGCTGAACGCCGTTATTGCAATCATCAACAAGGCAATTTCCGGCATTAACGGTTTGGGCCTGACTATCCCGGAATGGGTGCCCATACTTGGCGGCAAGAGTTTTTCCATCAATATCCCGGCCTTGCCCATGTTGGCAAAGGGCGGCTTTACGGACGGTGTTTCTATCGCCGGTGAAGCCGGAACCGAGGCAGTAATCAGTTTCCAGCGCGGAGTACGCAGCGACAACATCAACACTTGGACGCAGGCGGGCCGTATGCTGGGAGTGAGCGGAGAGCAGGCCGCCGTGGCAGCGGGCGTACCGTATGCCGACGGCGGCGGTGCGGTGGAGCTGGCGACCCTTGACGCGACGCAGGGTAACAACGCCGTGGAGCTGCAAGAGATCGACACCGGCAAGCCGCAGCCAGATCAGGGCGGCGGCGGAACCCCGGACGGCGGCGGGCAGATTGTATTTGCACCGCAGATCGTCGTGCAGGGAAACGCTGACCGGGCTGTGCTGGAAAGTGTGCTGAACGATGCCCAACAGCGGTTTGAAATGTGGTACGAACAAATGATGCGTCGAAAGGCGCGGACGGCCTACTGACAGGAGAAACGATATGGCATACACAACAAAGAGCGGTGACACTTGGGATGTAATCGCAAAACAGGTGTACGGCAGTGAATACCATGCGGACATTCTGATGGCGGCCAACCCGCAGCAGATCGACACATTCCTTTTCGGGGCCGGGGTGGTGCTTGCCACCCCGGTTTTGGAGGAGGAGCGCGACGGACTGCTGCCACCGTGGAAGTACGAGGCAAGCTATGAATAACGGCAGACGGGTTGAATTGGATGTAACCTACAACAATGCCCCCTTTGCCGGGCAGGTAGGCGCGGAGATCGAGAGTCTGACCTATGTTGACAATGCCGCCGACGACAGCGACAGCATAGACATTACGCTGGACGCACAGGACAGTAAATGGCTGCACGGCTGGCTGCCGGAGGAGGGCGCGACCCTGCGCCCGCGCATTATCGGGCGGGATTGGAACGGCCCCGGTGACACCCATGTGATGGAGTGCGGGCTATTTATCCTTGACGATGTGGCTTACCAAGACGCGCCGACCACTTTACAGGTGGGCGGCGTGAGCAAGCCGAGCGACACCGATTTTAGCGAGTTGGATCGGGAAACCATTTGGAAGAACACCTCCATAAAGCGAATTGGGGAAAGCATTGCCGGGCGGTACGGACTGGGGTTCACCTATGACGCAGACGATTACGACATAGAGTGCGACGAACAGGACGGCACCGACAGCAGCTACTACAACACCCTTTGCAAAAACTACGGCCTGATTTTGAAAGTGTACGCAAAGCGGCTGTGGGTATATGACCGGGAGCGCTACAAGGGCAAGCGGGCTGTGCAGGACTTTGACCGCACGAACATTATACCCGGCAGTTTAAGTTACAACACGACCCTGTCCGGCACCTATACCGGCGGCTATTTTACCTACACTGACGCTGACAAGGATTTGGACATTGTGTGCAGCGTGGGCGGCGGAAACCACACCAAGAATGTGAACCGCCGCGCCACCAGCGTTTTCGACGCAAGCGTACAGCTTTGCGCCGAGATCAACAATGCCAACCACGGCAGGGTGAAGCTGAAATTTTCCGTTATGGGCAACTGGGGCGTGAGCGCCGGAAACAACCTACGCCTGACCGGGTACGGGGACGGCCTGAACGGCGGAATCAACGGCAAGTATTTTGTGGACAAGGTGACGCACAAGTACACCAAGAGCGGCGGCTTTGTGACCAGCTTTGAGTGCAGCGGTATTTTTGACCCGTTCCATTACTGGGATGTGGGCGGACATATCGAATACCACCAAAGCGAGGACAGCAGCAGCGAGAGCTACAACAGCGCCTACGAAACCACCAGCCCGGCGGCCAACGCGGCCAGTGCGGCGGCGGGTGCCACGGCAGGCGCGGCGGTGACGCTGACCAAGGCACCGTTCTATTACACCAGCGTTGCCCCGAAACCGACCTGCTACAAGAGCGGCACATTCTATTTCTATGACGGTATTTTGGTGAATAACCGATACCGCATTACCAACACCGCCGCAAGGTGCGGCAAGCTGCCCGTGGGCAAGAATGTTACCGGCTGGGTGCCAGCCAGCTATTGCAACGGCGGCGGGATTACGACGAAGTGAGGAGGCGCAGCATTGGCAAGCACCAACAGAACCGGGCGCGTGAGTGCCATTGACTACGAGGCCGGAACTTACGAAGTGACCTACTTTGACCGGGGCAAGAGCGTGACCCGGCAGATAAACGCCATGAGCAACGGCGAATATAAAATGCCCTGCGTGGGGCAGGTTGTGAGCGTTGCCCACAACAGCAACGGCACGGCGGCGGGCACCACCACCGGCACGGTTTGGAACAAGACCAACAAACCGGCGGAGGGCTACAA